GGTGTAGAATTTACTGCTGCTGATATTCGTGGATACTGTGCTTCTTCTGGCGTATCATATCAGACAGTAACGAAACGATTGGACCAATATAAAGTTGGTCGTGGTAAGTGGAACCTAGAAGTAACAACAGAAGTGGTTGAGAATATTGAAAATTCTTTTAATTCTCCTGCTGTTCAACCTCAAGTAGAACAAAACCTTATCCCTGCAACCGATGATACCTTCGTCAAGTTTGGTCCTTTTAACGATATTAAAAACATTATCAAGTCCGGTTTGTTTTATCCTACATTCATTACAGGACTTTCAGGTAATGGTAAAACGTTTGGTGTCGAACAAGCGTGTGCCCAACTTAAAAGAGAACTAATCCGTGTTAATGTTACAATTGAAACCGATGAGGACGATCTTATTGGTGGTTTCCGTCTTGTTAATGGTGAGACCGTCTGGCACAATGGCCCAGTCATTGAAGCCCTCCAACGAGGAGCTGTCTTGCTCCTTGACGAAATCGACCTTGCCAGTAGCAAAATTCTCTGTCTTCAACCAATTCTGGAAGGGAAAGGAATCTTCCTTAAGAAAATTGGCAAATACATTGCGCCCGCAAAAGGCTTCAACGTACTCGCCACCGCAAATACTAAAGGTAAAGGTTCAGACGACGGACGATTCATTGGAACTAACGTGCTCAACGAAGCCTTCCTTGAGCGATTCCCTGTAACTTTTGAACAAGAGTATCCAACAGTATCTATCGAGAAGAAAATTCTTCTTAGAGTTGCTGCTTCTGTAGGTAAGCATGATGAAGATTTCTGCAATCGACTTGTAGATTGGGGTGACATCATCCGTAAAACATTCTATGATGGTGGTATTGATGAAATCATTAGTACTCGTCGTTTGGTTCACATTCTCCGTGCTTATTCTATCTTCAATGATAAGATGAAAGCAATTCAAGTTTGTGTTAACAGATTTGATGATGAGACAAAGCAGGCATTCCTTGAATTGTATGATAAGGTAGATGCTGATGTGAATCTTGAAGAAGTTACATGCGATGGTCTTGACGAAGGTACTTAATATATGTTATGATGGAGAAAACAAATTGTGGTTAATGCTTGGAGTTTACTTTACGACGAATTATATGGAGATGATGAAATGAGTGAAAAAGATGAAACCAAGAATGAATCTTTTGGATCAAATGATATAACATTTGGTGATATTGGTGATACTACTATCTCCGGTGGTGCAGGATCTGATGTTCTTGAGATTCATGGTGCTGGTGATTATTATCCAGGAAAATATGATTGGAGAGAGGATGGACTTAATATGACTGGTAGTGCTGGTTCGGATACTATTTCTTTTAGTATGAATGTTGCCGCTGGTCCTGTTGAACAAGTCGCTGGTGGCATGACAGATGATACTATTAATTTAAATAGTGTTGGAGTATTCCGTGGCAGTAGTAAGGTTGCAGGATCTAGAGTTCCTTGTGGTATGTGTGAAGATCGGATTAGTTTTAAATCGAGTGATGATCCTTACCCAACAGTAAGTTCTGTAGATTCTGCTTATCAGTTTAGTTATCCTCCAAAAACTTCTCCTCCAACACCTTCTTTGGACAAACATGGAGTCTTCAAATATAATGAAGACAAATCACTTAAGGATGCTCGATCTTATGTTATGTCAACATATTCTGGACACTATACCACTAAAGGATCAAACACGCAGACTCTTGATCTTATTGAATCTGTTGGTGATGCTGAATCTTTTTGTCGCTCAAATGCATTGAAGTATTTGAGTCGTTATGATAAGAAGGGTAGTGCTAAGAATGATATCCTAAAAGCAATGCACTACTGTCTGCTGTTATACTATTTCAGCGGACAAACAAATGAAACTGAGACCCGTGGTTATGAAACTTTCTAAGAGTACTATTGACATCCTGAAGAACTTTAAAGAGATCAATCAATCGATCTTCTTTAAGCAAGGAAGTAATCTTCGCACTATTTCTGTGATGAAGAATATCCTTGCAGAGGCTACTATTGCAGAAGAGTTTCCTAAAGATTTTGGTATCTATGATCTGAATGTCTTTTTGAATATTCTTTCAACACTTCATAATGATCCAGATTTGGATTTTGAGAAGGATGAGTATCTTATTATTCGCGAAGGTAAGAAGCGCAATAAGTTCTTCTTCGCTGATCCTAATGTGATTGTTAGTCCTCCAGAGAAATCTATTGAACTTCCATCTGAAGATGTTAGTTTTGAACTGACTACACAACAACTTAATGATATGTTGAAGGCATCTTCGATTTATCAAGTTCCCGATCTTTCTGTTATTGGAGAGAATGGTGTTGTGAAACTTGTCGTTCGTGATAAGAAGAATGATACTTCTAATAATTATCAAGAAGTAGTTGGTGAGACAGATAAGGAGTTTGTTTTTAACTTTAAAGTAGAGAATATTAAGATTCTTCCTGGATCATATAATGTAGTTATTTCTAACAAACTACTCTCAAGGTTCCAATCTAAGAATCTTGATCTTAAGTATTATATCGCATTGGAACCTGATTCAACATTTGAGTGATGAAGTTAACTGAAGATATTATTAAGAGACTTGAGGTGGCTCTTGATATGAGAAAGAAGAATGGTGAAGAAATCTGGAATGATGGTGATGATATTGCCATCAATATTGCTGGAACTTGGGCCGCTGATAAGTTTATTACTTTGACGAATAGGACTAAGAATCCTGTTGTTAGTTCCATTCCACCAGAAAACCAAGTATGAAAAGATTCTTTAGGATATGGAAATATGCTTTAGGATCATTTCATGATGATAAGACAAAAGAATATGATAATGCAGTTTGTTTTATTAGAACCGTAGTTATGCTACAATTGGTTATAACAAACTGCTTTATTATTGCAGGAAATATCAGGCATTGGAATGATGCTCCTCCTCAAATTATTATCCGAGATGTGAATTATGAGAGATGAATTTCTCTGGGTTGAAAAGTATCGACCCAAAAAAATTGAAGAATGTATTCTACCAGAAGATACTAAGAAGACTTTTCTTGAGTTCTTAAATAAAGGCGAGATACCAAACTTGCTTCTTGCTGGTCCTGCAGGATGTGGTAAGACTACAGTAGCAAAGGCATTGTGTAATGAATTAGGAGTAGACTATTATGTTATTAACGGTTCCGATGAAGGGAGATTTCTGGACACTGTGCGTAACAACGCAAAGAATTTTGCTAGTACGGTATCTCTTTCCTCAAGTGCGAAACATAAAGTCATTATTATTGATGAGGCAGACAACACCACTTCCGACGTACAACTCTTGCTTAGAGCCTCTATTGAAGAGTTTAGCAGAAACTGTAGGTTCATCTTCACCTGTAATTACAAAAATAAAATCATCGAACCGCTACATAGTCGTTGTGCCGTCATTGAATTTTCAGTAAATGCAAAACAAAAACCAGGACTCCAATCAGCATTCTTCAAAAGACTTAACACTATCTTGGACGCCGAGCGGTGCGAAAGTGATAAGAAGGTCGTTGCCGAACTTATCAGCAAGCACTTCCCCGATTGGCGTAGGGTTCTCAATGAGTGTCAAAGATACTCGGCGGGAGGTAAGATAGATTCTGGTATTCTTGCTCAATTTAGTGATGTAAAAGTAAATGACCTTATCAAATACCTTAAAGAAAAAAACTTTTCTGAAGTACGCAAATGGGTTGTTAGCAACCTTGATAATGATCCTGGCGTTATCTTACGTCGGATCTATGACGCACTCTATAGTAGCATGGCTCCTTCTAGTATTCCTGCTGCTGTTCTTGTTATTGCCAAATACCAGTATCAGATTGCTTTCGTTGCTGACCAAGAAATCAACCTCTTGGCTGCGCTTACGGAAATAATGGTGGAGTGTGAGTTCAAGTGATGGAAACTGAAAGGTATAGAGATAAACCAAAGACTTATAAGGATAAGAGTGGTTGGACTCAGAAAGCACCTATAAGTGACGAAAAATGTATCTATCTATGCCTAAAAAATTGTATGAAATTAGATGGAATGGATAGGAAACAAATGTTTAGACTTGTTCAGGAGTGGCAAGATATATCAGACAATACTTCTGATCCACCACTACCACCAGACTCAGATGAATATGATGGATGTAACTAATGTTAAGAAATTGTTTTGACGAAAAAACAAAAGAAGGTCAAAGATTAGAACTTCTTGAGATGTTGAAGAAAGATGCTTACCGTAAAGGTGAGTTTAAACTATCTTCTGGTGAGACTAGTGAGCATTATATAAATTGCAAACCTGTTATTCTTAGTGCAAAAGGATTGAGTTTAGTCTCTAGTCTAATGATGCATATGTTGGATTATGGTAGTAAAACAGTAGCAGGACTTACATTAGGTGCTGATCCTTTGGTAAGTGGTGTTGCTATGCATTCATATAATTTTTGGAATAATAACCACTCTGAATATATTGTAAATGCTTTGATTGTCCGTAAGGAACCCAAAGGTCATGGTACAAGTGCCTGGATTGAAGGGCCAATGCCTCCAGAAGGATCTAAAGTGACTGTTTTGGAGGATGTGGTCACTACAGGTGGTTCATCACTTAAAGCAGTGGAGAAACTTCGTCAAGCAGGATATGAGGTAGAAAGAATTGTTTCAATTGTTGACAGACAGGAGCATAAACCTTTTACTTTCTTTGATGCTCAGTTAGAATTAAAGTCTATTTTTACCTTGGAGGAAATTGCATTACATAATGAAAAATAAAATTTTATGGAGTCTTGCTATAGTAGGATTTCTTGGTATTCAAGTCGGTGTTGGTATTGGATACCATGCAATTGCTGATCATCTGAATGAAACTATACAATAGAAATCTTCTTGACA